CATCCTAAAGGGTGACGCTCACATGCGCTTTACCGAAAACATGAAAAACAATCCATTAAATGAAGGAATGATGTCTAAGGTTCGTACTGGTTTCTTTATGCTTAATGGCGTTGCGCCAATGACTACTATATTTAAGAAGATGGATGCTATTGCTAGAGGGCATACGTTAATTGATTACTCTATAAAATTAACTCAGGGCAAGGCAAGCCCAATGGAAGTAGCTTATTTAGCTAGATATAACATTGGTTTAGCAGAAGCTACTGCTATATCTAAGGCACCTTGGGAACGTACAGAAGCTGGTTTGTATTTGCCTAACTCAAGAGCATGGGAAGACGCTATAGAACTGCCAGAAACAACAGCTAAAATAATTATAGGCGAAACAGGCAAAACAGCAAAATTTCGTAATGCTTATGCAGACGCTTCTCAAAGTCCAAGAGAGCAAACAAGATATGTTCCAGCTTTTTTTAATGAAAAAACTAATACTATTCGTATAGATAAAGCTTTCATTATAGATGACTTTAAGAACAAACCTTGGGCAAATCCTAAAATGTCTGGCGTAAAAGCATTGCCAGAAAATCAATTTAAGAACGCAGAAGAGTGGTATAATTTTGTTTTAACACACGAAATTATGCACACAAAATTTAAGCAAAAGAAAAATGAGTCTGTTTCAGATTATGAAAACAGAATAAATCAACTTGCTTTATCAGAATTATCAAAACGAAAAAAAATAAACAGGAATACTGTAGAGAATTTTCGCACTGCTATGAACTCAGGCATTATGAATACTGTCTTGATGGGTACACCAGCAGACAAACCTATTGCAGTTGATGGTGTATTTTATGTTCCAATGCATGTTGCTAGAAAATTTGGCATGAAAGAAGATAAAAAATTTAAGGGATATGCTAGAATTGAAAATGGTTTGTTAGGCATGCCGTTCCAGTTTATGTCTTACAGTTTTGCAGCAGCAAACAAAATCACAGCATCATTGGCACAAGGTCAGATAAAGAACAAGGCAGTAGCTATAACTGCTTCTATGGGATTAGGCTACATGGGTATGGAGCTTAAATATAAAGATTGGCAAATGGAGCAAATGTCTTGGCCTGATGTTATAGCTCGTTCTTTTGATGCATCTGGTATTGCTGCATTGCATTCTGATTTATTTTATACAGCTATGAATATAAGTCAGGCATTAGATGGGCCTAATCTTAGTGGCGGTCTTATTAACCCTAAATTTAAGCAGGAAAAAAATGGATATGATGCTGCATTAGCAGTTGGTGGTGCTGCTCCTTCTTATGCTTTTGATGTAGGTAGGGGTGTTAAAGAATTTATGGATGGTAATTATGGTCAGGGTGCTAATGAATTAGTAAGAAGATTACCTATGGCCCAGCTTTGGTTTATTAAGGATGAAGTAAATGGAATGGGTAGAGCCTTTGCTGGGGGGCGTTACTAATTGTGCGTTGAGCATTTTATTAAATAGGAGTAGGGTTTTGGCATGACTATAAACATAGCTGATAACACACCGAGAGTATCATACACAGTTTCGGCTGGCGCAACGCAAACTTCTTTTACAGTTACGTTTGAGTTTTTTGCCGAAGCTGATCTAAATGTGTATGTTGATGGCACGAAGAAAACTCTTAGTGCTGATTACACTGTAAGTGGCGGTAATGGTTCTACTGGCTCAGTTGCAATATCTGTAACTGGTGTGTCTGGTGGCAGTACAGTTGTTATAACTAGAAGTATTGCATTAGAAAGAACGACTGATTTTCCATCTCAAGGCGCATTTCAAATAGGAACGCTAAATACAGAGCTTGATAGAATTACTGCAATTCAAGCTGACCTTGATGATGAAATTACAAGATCACTTAGACTAGCAGACCAAGATGAAGCTGCATCAATGACGCTTCCTCTCAAAGCAAACAGAATAGGTAAGACCCTTGCTTTTAATGCAAGCACTGGCGCGGTTGAATCTGGCCCTAGTGTAGCTGGTGTTACGACTGTAGCTGCTTTGTCTGCTGATATAGCTGCATTAGCTGACATTGAAGATGGGACTACAGCTACAGATGCTATATCTGGGCTTGCCGCAATCAAAGCTAATGTTACTACGGCTGCTGGCATTGCAAGCAACATTACTACTGTTGCTGGTATTTCATCTAACGTTACATCAGTAGCTGGTAACGCAACTAATATTAATACAGTCGCAGGTAGCAATAGCAACATCAATACTCTTGCAGGAATTAATAGTGATATTACTACTGTTGCAGGAATAAGCAGTGATGTAGCTGCTGTTGAAAACATTGCTGCAAATGTAACGACTGTAGCTGGTATAAATTCAAACGTAACATCGGTAGCTGGAGTTGCATCTAATGTAACTACTGTAGCTGGTATAAGTTCTGATGTTACCACATTGGCTAACGCCTTATCTGCGACAACAACATACGCTGTAACAGTAGCAAGTGTTGGTGGATCGAACGTATTTGTTTTGGATGGTAGCAACAACCCAGCAATTCAGTTAGATCGTGGTAACACATATATATTTGACCAAAGTAATGCTAGTAATGCTGGTCATACACTAGCATTTAAGAATGGCAGTAGCAGCTATACAACTGGTGTGACAACAACTGGTACGGCTGGTCAGGCTGGTGCTAAAACAACTATTATTGTTGATGCTGGTGCGCCATCAAGCGGATTGCTTTATTATTGTGTGGCTCATGGTAATGCAATGGGTAACACGATTAGCACTGTGACAAGTAACTTTGCTGTAGTTGCTAGTAACATTGGCAACATCAATACTGTTGCTGGTGCTAACAGTAATGTAACTTCGGTAGCGGGTTCTATAGCTAATGTAAACACTGTGGCTGGCACGCTGACTGCTGTAAATTCATTTAATGATTTATTTACGGCTGGATCATCTGCACCAGCATCTCCTAGTTCTGGTGATTTGTGGTACGATACAACAAATAGCCAGCTAAAGGTTTATGTAGGATCATCATTCCAGATTGCTGGTGCGTATCTACAAGGTTTAACAACAACGCATGTGTTTACAGCTACAGGCAGTCAGACAACTTTTACAACTGATGATGCAAGCCAAACTATGTCAATCTATGCAAATGGTAATACGCTTGTATTTAAGAATGGTATTCGTTTAGTCGAGGGTGCTAATGGATCAACAAATGATTACCATATATCTGGTAACAATGTAGTTCTTAATGCTGGTGCTACGGCTGGTGATATACTCTATGTTGAAGTGTTTACCAAAGTAAGCACCACACAAGAAACAGCTTTGAATGCTTTGGTTACAACTGCACAAGGTCACGCTACCACAGCTACAACAAAAGCTTCTGAAGCTACAACAGCTAAGACTGCGGCAGAGACAGCTCAAACTGCTTCTGAAACAGCAAAGACTGCTAGTGAAACTGCGAAGACTGCATCGGAAACCGCAAAGACCGCATCGGAAGCAGCGCAGACTGCGGCTGAAGCAGCATTCGATTCTCTGGATGATAAATATCTTGGGGCAAAATCGTCAGCTCCAAGCACCGACAATGACGGTGATGCGCTTGCTACTGGTGCAATCTACTGGAACACCACAAGTAATACATTACAAGTTTGGGATGGGTCTGCATTCCAACAAGGTGCGTTCACTGCTGGCAGCTTACTTGCCAATGTAGTTGAGGACACAACTCCTGTTCTTGGAGGATCGCTTGATGTTGGAACGAATAGTATTGTTTCTGTGTCTAACCGCAATATTGCTATCACTCCAAATGGTAGCGGCTCTGTGGTTCTTGATGGACTGAACTACCCACAAGCAGATGGAACAAGTGGACAGTTTCTAAAGACAGATGGGTCAGGCCAGCTTGCATTTGCAACTGTATCGACACCCAGTTTATCTAGCTTGGGCATAGCAAATCACAACAATCTGTCAGTTGATGGCAGTGGCAATGTTGCGCTTGGCTCAAGCAGCATAGCGTTTGGCACAAGCAAATGGACAATTGTGTTAGATGGCAATGATTTAGACTTTCAATATAACGGCTCAACAGTATTTAAGCTGGCCTCTAATGGGGCTGTAACATCTGCTGATAATATCACAGCTTATGGGAGTCCCTAATGGCAACGACTAAAGCATTAAAGATGGCTGATCTCATTGATAACAATGGTGATGTTCAAGCTACAAACTTAGATAACGTAGCAGCATTCCCTACTGGCTGGTCTGCTGCACTAGATGGCTCCGACATGGTGTTTATTTATAACAGTGTCGAAGTGTTTAAGATTACAACGGCGGGTGCTGTTGTAGCAAAAGACAACATAACAGCATTTGGAACTCCGTAATGGCTATAGCAGCAAGTGGCGCAGTATCGTTTGGTGATCTTAGAACTGAGTTTGTTGGTGGTTCTTCAGCAATTTCTCTTAGTGACTTGTATCGTGGCGGCTCTAATATTTTGACAAAAGCTGGGGATAATCCCGCAGTTAATCTAGCTGCGTCTGTTCCTACTAGCGGAACAATAGACATTGGTGATTTTCACAGCACAGCTAAAGGATTTAAGAGTACAATTAGCAGCACCACAACAAATTTAGTTTGCAATACTTTGTTTGGTGACGACTACGATGTTAATTATCCTAAAATTATTTCTATTAACGCAGGTGTAACTATTGGCGGTGTTAGTTCTGAGGCTTTGACTATCCCATCAGGATTAGCTGGCACACTTGTTATTAATAACGCTGGTAATATTTATGGTGCTGGCGGCGTAGCCAACGGTGGAGATGGCAGGGTTGCAGTTTTCAATCAATCATCAGGTGTAACCATAAACAATACTGGTGAAATTCGTGGCGGTGGTGGTGGCGGTGGAATCGGCGGTACTGGTGGGACTGGTGGTCAAGGTTCATACACAACCGTTAGCTACGCTTATGGACATGGTTCTAGATCGTGGTGGTGCTATAGCACCTGCACTAGCCCTGGCGATTGCGGGGTCATCTATGGTGGTACTCACGGTAGACCAATACCTAACGCCACAACTCAATATGGTAATTATTACAAAGGCAGCTATTACCAATATGGAGGCTCCTGTCAAGCTGGTTATCAACTAGGTATAGGCAGCACTGCTTACTCATCAGGTGGTGCTGGTGGAGCAGGTGGCACACCTCCTGTAGGACAAGGTTATAATCAAGCGGCTGGCACTGGCGGTGCTGGATCGGCTGGTGCTAGTGGCAGTAATAATTCTGGTGCTGGCGGCACTGGCGGGACAGCCGGAAATGGCGGGGCTTGGGCCACGGCTGGTCAGGCTGGAGCTACAGGTAATACTGGTGTAAATGGAAATTACTCTAATGGTGCTGGCGGTGCTGGCGGCGGTGCTGGTGGTGCTGCTGGTGCAGCCGTATCTGGTACATCAGTAACTATGAACAATACTGGAACAATAAGTGGAACAGTAGCTTGATGACTGCTGATAAACGATATGAGATTTGCGTAGCTTGTGATTGGTTTAGATCAAGCATTAAGCAATGCAAAAAGTGTGGTTGTTTTATGCCACTAAAGGTTAAACTAGAAGGGCAGCAATGCCCAATGAGGAAATGGTAATGACTGATTATAGCATTGAAAAAATTGAGAATGGCATTGCCACAGTGCGGTATGCAGATGAAAGTTGGGCTGAGTTGGTTCTTTCAAAAGATATGAAAGAAGCTGATCTTGATGATCTGGCTCATCAGTTTGCACCGAGACAAGGCGTTGCTCCTAGCTTTGCAAAGGCTGGTTTTAAGTCTACGGCAAGTGCTTTGCCAATTGAAGAAGTAGAAATTCCAGAAACTCCAGCTTGGCTTAAAGCAAGAATGGCAGCCTATGGTACAACAGACAGTCAAATTGAATACATCACAGAGAATGGCTTAGACAAATGGCAAGAGCATGTTGCTAAAATTAAAGCGGATAATCCAAAGCCTGACTGATGGTTGTAGCTGAAGTTCTTACCGGCATTAGCCTTGTTAAGGCTTCAGTTGATTTTATTAAAAGCAATATATCAACGTGCCAAGATATATCTCAGATTGCTGGACAGATAGATGATCTGTTTAGAGGTGAAAAAGAAGTACAGGCTTTGCGTAATAAGAAGTCTGGCACTGGTTTAGGCGATCAGTTTGGTGTCGACACTGTAGCTAAAGAAATCATTGATGCTAGATTAGCAGCCGAGCAGTTGCAAGAAGTAGCTACTATGGTTGACATGCGGTTTGGACACGGAACATGGGCTGGAATACTAGCGGAAAGAGCAAAGCGTATTCAAGAAGCTAAAGAAGCAGCGGCAAAAGCTAGGCGAGAGCAGGTAAGAAAAGCTGCTGAGATGGAAGAGAATATTAAAATGGCTTTAGGCATCTTTGCTATCGTTGCTATTGTTATAGGTTTGTTTATTTTTTTAATGGTTAGT